ACTTGTTGAGCGGCGGCCACTTGTTGCTGTGCGCTTTGTGTGATGATCTTCGCCGATTCAACTTGGGCGATCGCCGCGCGCGCCGTGGCTTCGATCTCGCCCTTTTTTGCATTTTCAAGAGCTTGACTGATTGGCGAGAGCCCGCCCGGTGCGGGCATCCCGGCGATCGCGCGTTGCCAGCTCTCGCGCTCATCGGCCGTAACTCCCCCGGCCCCGCGCGGGCGCATTGCTTCGGCCGTGGCGATCGCCTCGCGCGCGAAGCCCTCGGCAATGGCGCGCGGTGCCATGCTGACAACGGCAACCGGGACGGCCCCGGCCGCGCCGCCGGTAGCTTTCGCAAATTGCTGTGTATACGTTTGCATCCATTTTTGCCGGGCCAACGGCGCGCCGCCGCCGATCTTTTGCCCCGGCACGCTGGAAAATTCTTTCGCGGCGGCCGCCATGAGCTGCGCGGGATCGCCGGACATAAGCGCCGCCAACCCGCCGGGATGTCGCGCGATCAACTGCAACGCCGATAACTCTCGCGCGCGTGGATCTGAAAAATCTTTATTCTTCCCGCCCGTTGCCAGCCAACTACTAAGCACGATCTGGAGATCGCCCGCCGCCGAGCTTGGGATCCCTTCCGGGCTTCGCACCCATTGCGATCGCGGGACCACTTGGCCCGGATGTTTCATACCTGATTTGATCCGCGCTTTGGGCCGCCCGTAAATGTTGTGTACGTCACCTTGCGAAAAACCGCCCTCGCCGATCTTGAGAGTTTCGAGCAAGGCGCGCACGTGCGGATCGTCTAACAGCTTTTTCAGTTGCTCTTGGAGATCGCCGAGGATCATCGGCATCAGGTTGGAAACGCCGATCGGGATGCCGAGCGCGATCCCTTCACCGATCGGGATCCCTACTTCATCGATCATTAACTGCGAGGGCGATTGGCTTTTGAAAGCTTCATCAAAAAATTTCGTTACACTCTTGGAAACGTCATCGGCCGCGCCTTGCAAAAACTTTAGCGCATCACTGCCGGTGATCCCCTCGGTTATACCTTGGATCAAATTGCCGCCCGCTTTGATCCCGACATCGGTAAGCTGTTTGGTCTTGTCTATTAACCCGCCGATCGTCTGGTCTATAAAGGTGGTGAACTGTTCGGCCCCCGGTCCACCGAGCACTTGGTTAACTTGGCGATAGAACCCCCCGATCTCTTTTGTGGCCCGGCCCGTGGCCCGCATTGCGTTGATCTCGATCAGAGCTTGCGCGCGCCGTTCCGCGCCGAGCGTGGTTGTATCTGCGAGCCGTTTAGCAAAGCCCCCCTTGGTCCGTAAAATATCTTCCGAGATCACTTGGGCCGCGATGTCCCCACGCACGCGCCCTTGCTTGATCATCCGCTCGACGTATTCGCGTGAGCGCCCGGTCGCTTTGGAGATCGCGCCCACGGCATCGATGCCCACTTTGTAAAGTGTCTTTAACTGCCGCGATGCGAGCTCGCCGCTTTCGGCCATTAGACCAAGCGCATCGGTGATCTTCGTGATCGTTTCCGCGCCGCCGCCAAACTCGGCCGCTTGCTCGATCCCGGCCCGTAAAACTTTATTCGCGAGTTGGAAGTTGCCGGTTAGATCGTAGATCTTTTCTGAGGTGTCTATGATCCAACCAAAGCTGTTACCGGTGTCGATCGAGAGCTGTTCTAATTCCTTGAGATACTTGATCGCTTGCTGCTCGCTACCAGTAAAGGTTTTGAACTCCACCATCGTTTGCTCGATCTGTTTGTTGAGCTCGATGCCTTGCTTGATCACGGGCATCATTACGCCCGCGACCTTTTTGGCGGCCATATCAAGACCACTGCCGATCGTTGAGCCGATGGCCGTGCCCACGCCCGGCATTACGATCGTTCCCACTAGCGCCCCAAGCGTTTTGCCCAACTCATCAAAGGATCCTTCGATCGCGGCCGTGGCCGCCCCACCAAACCGCTTACCAAAAAACGAGCCCGCCTTTTCTGCGTTCTTTCCTGATTTGTCAATTTCGGATCCGAGTTTCTTAACACTGCCGGTGGTAGAGTCAACGTCTTTTTGAAAAGACTTCATCGCCGCCGAGCCCTTGCGCGCGTCAACGTCTAACTCGGTGCGCAGCCGGTAAGCTTCTATTTGGCGGGCCATGTTTCTATCGTCCCTCGTGGGCCATTGCGCGCGCTTTGAAAGCGGCAAGCATTTTGTAAATCCAAGTTGAGTCGCTCTTGAGAATTTGATCCGGCATCATGCCAAGCGCAAAGCCGAGATCGATTAGTTCCTGTCCCTGTAACGGCAACCCTCGCGCGCCCCCGCTCCGGTACCACTCGGCGAGCGTGCGAAGGTTGATCAGTTTCCCGCGCGATCGTCTTGGATCGCTTGGTTGATCCGGTTGAGATAGTAAGTATCGAGCGTACCGAAAAACTCGGCCGTTGGTTGGACCGGTTGCCCGTTATCCTGTACATCGGGCAACTCGACCACGTTTGCCACGAGCGCCTCGATCAACGCCTCGCGCTTATCTTCCATTTTTGCGTAACGATCCTCGATCTGTGCGCCGTCCCTGAGTGATACGCCGCGATAGACAACGCGCATTTGTTCGGTCATCTTGTTTCCGTTTTCCTCAAATTGCAAATTGACGGTAACTGTATGTCGCCCGCCGCTGCGAAGTTTTTTTAGATCGATCTTGCTCGTGCTCATTTGTGGCCCCTTTTGTCTGCGCTTGCACTTAGTATGGTCTAAGTGAAAGCGGTGCGAAGGGACCGGCCCGGCCGGGCCGATCCGTTTCGCTGGTCCATCTCGAGTCAGGTTGTGCGTCGGCGCGCCCGCAAGCGGCGGCCGGTGGTAGGTGTTAAGTGGCGGGAACGGTTAAAAAAGATCTTTAGAAAATGCGCATTTCGCCATAACCGTTACTTTGCGCGTTGCCGGGCTTGAGTTGGACCACGCCCGCGAGCTCATAAATTGCGACCTCGTTGGCCGTGCCGCCCGCGCCGCCCGCTTTGTAGGCATAGGTTGCCGAGGGCGCAAAGGTTACGTTATCCCACCGCACCCAACATTTTTGATTTGGTACGGCAAGATTGATCCCATCGAAGATCACCGCGCACGGCAAGGGCGTTTCCGAAGCGATCAATAATCCCTCGCTCGCCCCGTAGCTATACGAGAAAACCTTAAAAGGTTGCGTCTTGGTGATCGCTTTGATCGTGATCATGCGCGAGGGCGCATCGAAACTGTAATCGGTGCCGTCAACCAAGGTCGCGGGCGTGCCCGCGCTGTCTTTCAACAGAAGCGCCGTTATGTTTTGGTGCGAGCCGGGGATCGTCACCATGTCACCCACCACCAACCCGGCGGGCAACTCGATCGGCACGTTCATTGTCCCGGCCGCCTCGGTCCGGTCCGTGCCGTGCAAGATCAACGCTAAATTTTTTGCGGTTGCTTCTTTTATTTGTAGCGTGAGGTTGCCAGTGCGCCGGATCAAGACGTGGAGATCCTGTAAGTTGGGGCCGGTTTTCCCGGTCTTAAAGTTGTCCACAAACTCGGCCGCTTGCGCATACTCCACCACCGGCACCTCGCCCACATCCCGGAACGTGGTCGGGTTGCCGTTCGCATCGAGAAACGAAACTTTAACGTCACCCGCGCCGATAAAATATTGAGGTAAAGCCATCGCCCGATCCTCCGTTACTGGTAAGCGTTAAAGGGTTGGCTTAAAAATTGGACCACGAAACCAACCGCCGCGCCGTCAATCTGATAAGTCTCGTTTGGTACGACAAAGCCTTCTTCTTCCGGTTGCATATCAACCGCGAGCCCGCCGAGCGTTGCATCACGATCGCCGCTCGCGGGATCGGTAATCACTGCGCGCATGACATCGGCCAACATATCCCGCACCACTGACGGTGTAGGCTCGCGCTGTAAAAAGATCCGCACTTGGATCGGCAAGCGATTAAAGATGCGCTTTTCGTCCGCGTGCTCTTTAACCATCGTGTTAACAAGATCGAAAACACCGAGCGCCGGGAGCTCGTCCTCCTGATAAGCGATCGGCCATTCATCGATTGGACCATTGCCGAGATCCGTTTCGAAACCCCCGGCCATCGTGATCGCCGCGAGGCGGCGCTTGATCTCGTCAACTATCTTTTGCCGGATCGTCTCATTCACTTTTTCAAATAAACCGTTAAGGTGTTGCCGTCTTGGTCGTCTGTGATGCGCTCGATCTTGTAAGTCACCCCGGCGATCGTGGCGGCGTATTGCTTCATCAATCCTCGTTGCAACCCGGCGAGATCTTCGGCCCGGCACAAAAAGTGGTGGTGCGGCGTCTCGATGTTGGTGTCGTAAAGCGTGATCGCATCACTCATCGCGTTAAGTAAGACCGGGATCGTGGCGTTGAAACTTGGACCAGTGATCGCGCACTCAACGGCAAAATCGTTTAAGTCAAAGAACTCTGCCCGATCTGCGCTTGTCTCAACCGGCATTGCTTATCGTTTCCGCTTGCTCGCCGAGGTGCTCTTTTTGGCCGGGGCTTTTTTTTTAGTTGCCTTGCTTACCGTACCGTGCTTGCTTACTTTTTTTTTTCGCCCGGCAACTGTGGATCGCGGTGCTCGGCAACCGGATCCCTCACTTGCGCCTCGCCCGGCGCTGGTCCACCTTGCGCCGCTTCGAGATCAACCGCGCGCCCGGCGCTTACGAAGTTGGCGGCCCAACGTGAATCGACCTCGGCCGTGTCTCCCGCTTCACATCCGGGGCCGTAGTCTGTGCCCTCATAACAAGTGTTGCGAATGAACTTTAACCGCTTGCGCGGTCCCTTATCGTTTAGCACTTCCACCGGCGGCATCTTGAAACCCCCTACGTTGTAAAACACCCATCGCGATCGGCGTTGGACCACGCGCGCCCCTCGGCAACTTACGGGATCAAGCCGGTCGCTTTGCAAAAGCTTTCGCCGTGGCGCAACTGAATGTCGGCAAGTAGAAAACTGGTCACTTCGATCATGCCTTGCTTTTTCTTGGCATAGGGATCCGTAATGATCTCCAATACGCCCCACTCACCGATCATCAACTGCGACCAGACACCAAAGATCAAACCATGCTCGTTAGTGCCGACGCCGAGATTTTTCTTTAATTGATTTGTGACCTCGGCCCGGTACCCGTTCATCTCACCGCCGCGCCAAATCGGTTGTGAGAGCTCGCCCGCGATCTCCGGTGTAACTTTGCCAACCCCGCGCGCTTGCGGCGTGGCTAGATAGGCCATCGTCGCGATATCGGCGTTATCACTCGCGACCTCGGTTTCCATTTGCACAATTTTGGCGAAGGTAACGCTACCACCGAAGGCAACCGAGTTGACCCCGGTCGCAGCATAGATGCCCGTTGGTTGCGGCGCGCCGGTGCCGTGCAAGGCCGCCAAGTCAATACCGAGCGCGTTTATCTGCGCGAGATCATCCATTACCAAGCCATCGACATCGATCGCGCTTTGCGCGAGTAGTTGCCGCGAGTAACTCGTGGTCGCTTGGGCCGTCTTTGGGGAGAGCACAACTTGATCCAAAAGTATGTTGCTCTCGGCCACATCCGCGCCGGGATTCTCTGCAACCCAAACGAGAGTTGCCGCCCCGGTTTGTCGCGGAAAAGCAACGTTGCCCTGTAAACCCGGCAACACGGTCGCGCCAAGCTGAATAACAAGCGCCCGGTTGCGCAGCATTTCAATAAACGATCCAAACTCGGTGAAAACCAACTCTTGGCCCTTGGTTGCCGTCTTGGTATCGAGCCCGGCGCGTTGTTGGACCACGGCCCGCCGCGCGAGAAACTCTGGACCACCGCGCAAGGCGATCGTGGTCGGGATCAAGATCCCGCCGTGGCGTTGAATGCTCGCGGGCAACCGCTTCGAGATCTCGTCGCTGATCTCAGTCTCAAAAGATTTTTCCTGCGCGCCATTGCCAAGCCGCATATTGACATCGGCAAGGATCGCATTGCGGATCGAGAATTGTTTTTTCTCGCGCTCGCTGAGCTCGATCACGTTCCCTTGCACCGCGACCGGTGTCTTGTTGGTTTTCTCGCGCTCGCGGCGCGCATCAAAAACCATTTGCCGAAACTCGGCGATCGTCTTATTCGCCGCGATCGCATCGCGCGCGAGATCTTGCGCGAGCGTTTCGTTTGGCGCGTCGATCACCTTGGCTAGATCCATGATCTCTTGAGCCCGGCCAACTTCCGAGACGATCGTTATATTCGCCGGGGCCGGTGCCGGTGTGTCATTGTCTTTTGTAGGATCCATCGCTCGCGTACCTCTCTCTAAAGTTTTTGGTTCGGCGCTGGTTGGACCACCGGGGCCGGGGAGCTCGCGCCCAACTCCCGATCCCTCGAAATCGGCGGCGATCGAAACGATCGAGATCTCCAACGGTTCCCACCGCGTGGCGGTGTAGGTTTCCTTGTCCGTGTCCACCTTGTACTCATGGACCAAGTAACCGACCGAGACTTGCGATCTAATACCGTCCTTCACATCTTGAAACTCATCAAGCCCCGCTTGACGTTGAGAAAACTTCACCGTGGCGCGGCACACTCGATCCGTATCGGCGCGCGCGGTCCCGTTAACCACTGCGCCGATCTGCCCGCGTGAATTGTGATCGGATAAAAGCGCGCCCCCGGAGTTGAGGCGATCGAGCATCACCGAGGCGGGATCGCACAAAAGGATCTCGGTGCCGTACCACCGGTCGACCGCCGTCTCACTCGCAAAAGCCAACTCCACCGTGCGCGCCTCATCATCGATCGCGCGCTCGGCTTTGCTGTCAATCGTGAACGTGCGGATCTGCCGTTGCCCGGTGAGCTCTCTTAAAATTTCGGCGGTCGGTTTTTTCATTGCCCGCGCTTGGTCCAACGCTCGCAAGCGGCCGGTTATCGGGTTGGCAGTGCTGGTTAGCCGAAAAGGGCGGCCGCTTGCTTGCTCCGGTGAACTGCGCGCGAGTTTATTTTTGCGATCGAGACTTTGCCGAGCCTGTTAGAAGCAACGATCTAAAATTTTTTTTCCTGATCGTCTGTGCTCTCGGTGTCGTTGGTTGGCGGCGGTTGAGTGCTCGCGGCCGGTGGTCCCTCGGTGCTCGTGAGTGTGAGCCCGTATCGCTCGGCGATCCGTTTTTCCTCGGCGAGCTGTTTACAAATATCTTCGAAGTCAACGCCGTCATCGGCCGCGACCGCTGTGCGCGTGGTAAAAGCGTTGACAACTTTTTTCGCGTCGGCGTCAACGTCTTGTAAGGGATTCACATATCCCCAACCGCGCGGCAACCACCGGGGCTCAACGAGGCGATCGAAGTCTCGCGGCAAGACGCCCTCCAAAGCACCGGCCAGCATCGCCGAACGCAGCCAAGGCAAATAAACTTCGCGGTGTAGGTGCTCGGTAAACCATTGTTGCCAGAACTTCCAAACCTCGCGCACCTCTTGGATCCCGGCGCGGATGCTGGAAAAATTAACCTCGCGTAAATCGCTCGTGAAAGTTGAGTAATCAACATCGAAGCCCACCGCGATCCCTTTTAGCATTGCCTTGAGAAACTCGCCCTCCTGTCCGTTGGGATTTTTCGGATCGAACATCTTCATGTCGTAACCCGGCGGGAGCTCCGGGAAGATCGCCGGTTGCGCCTCGATCTCCGAAGGGACCGGCGTATCTTCACCGTAACCGGCAACTTCGTCGGTTTCGGGCGGGATTAGAAAACCCATTTGACAAGCTTCCACGCGCGAGGCGATTACCTTGGCTTCGATAAACGCGCCGAGCTCGCGCAAGTTTCGCATGGCCGCATGAGCGGCCGGGGCCGATCGCGTGGCGCTTTCATCGTCAAACCAAAACGGCAAGTAAATAATCTCGCTCGCGGGCACTCTTACGCGTTGCATGAGCCGGGGCGCTTGTTGCGGATCGTGGTAGGGCGTGGTCAAGTGATAGGCCACCGGGCGATCGTCTTGGTCCACTTCAACAGACATAAGGATCCGGTTGCCGTCTGGTCTTAGCTCGTTGAAAGTTTCATCGAGATAAGCCACGTCAATAAAGCGCAAGGCAAAGCCAAAGCCATTAGCGGCCGTCACCTTGCGGATCAAACATTCGCCATCGCGGAAAACTTGAGTCACCGCTAAATTCTGCGCATCGTGCCAACTGAATTTTTGCGACACGGTGCAAGTTTCCTTGTGGCCCCACTTGGACCATGCGCG